ATTGCCATGACATTGGCAAATTTATCCATTGCCACCTTTGGCGTGTGGATTAGCCCCATCAATGCATTTTTGTTCATTGGTCTTGATTTGGCATTGCGAGATTGGTTACAAATGCAAATTAAGGCATGGCAAATGGCAATCTTGATTGCAGTTAGTGGCGGTTTAACTTATGCCTTAAACCAAGACGCTGGCATGATTGCTGTGGCATCTGTTGCATCATTTACGTTGGCAGCGTTGGTTGATTGGGCGGTGTTTTCAAAAGTAACCGGTTCATGGTTTAAACGAGCAAATGTGTCCAATGTTGCTGGCGCAGCAGTTGATTCCATGGCATTTCCGACCATTGCTTTTGGTGTGCTGATGCCTGAAATTATTGTTTTGCAATTTGGAGCAAAAATTTTAGGTGGTGCAATTTGGGCTTATTTGCTTAATAAGGTGCAAAGTGATAGTTCACCTGTATAGCCCGACTCAAGCCGCAACGGTCATGAAAGACCTATGGCCTAAAGTAAAGGAATCGCTTGCGCTTGGTAAAAAGATGCGCTTGGAGATTAAGCAAAGTAGGCGCAGTACCGAACAAAACGATATGTTTCATTCCATCATTGCCCAAATTGCTCAAAAAATGGGCGAAGCAGGGTCAACATGGACAGCCGACGATTGGAAACGCTTGCTAATAGACCAATGGGCGCATGAAACTGGACGCAAAATTGGGAAAGTCGCCCCAAGCCTAGATGGTGAACGGGTGGTGCAGCTTGGCCTACAGTCTCACAAATTCACGGTGGAGGACTCAAGCGAGTTCATAGAATTTTTAATTGCCTGGGCAACTAATAAAGGTATAGATGTATGAAATGCCCTGTATGCGGCGCATGGACTTTTGTAAAACAAACGATAGTACGAGATGACAACACAAGAAAAAGACGATATGAATGCGCCAACCAACACCGTTTTGGGACGGTCGAAACAGTTGTATGTGCGAAGCAAAAGCCTGCTAAAAGCGGCGCGAAGCCTGCCGTGCCAGCATTGCGGGATTGACGATGGGACTGTGGTGGCCGCGCACACTAATTGGGGCGGCGGGAAAGGGCGAGGCATCAAAGCCTCAGACGATTTAATTGCCAGCCTGTGTTTTCGGTGTCATTGGAACCTAGACCAAGGCGCTACTTTGTCCAAAAGTGAGCGACAAGCCATGTGGCAAGCCGCCCACGAAAGGACTATTTCCGCATTGAAGGCAGCGGGGCTTGTGCCTGATGACTTGCGTGCATAGGATGGGCATGGGCCGCATCGGTACGTTCATGGGCTTTAAGTTCTTTTTCCAATTCCATGACTTTGCGGCGCTCTGCTTTATACTCACGCTCAATCACATAGTTCGAGGGCGTAGAGTGTTTCGCTTTCTCGGCGGTGATTTTGAAGTTTGTTGCCATAGGAAATTCCTGTTAGAATGGTGACAGCATTTTACATCAACCTTGCAAGGACTAATGATGGGCTATCCTAAAATGGAAAAAATCCCCGCGAAAGTTGTCGCGTCGGATAAAACTGGTACTAAAAGCGTTTCGACTAGCAAAGTAGACAAAGAAGTCTACCGCCCTGGCGTATCTGGCGAGAAGATGCCCAAGGGCGTTTTGGCTTCCGATATGTCCGGTGAGCGTCGCGCCAAGATTGTTGGCGGTGTTGGCATGGGCGTGAAAGACAGCCCCACCCGTCACGACGTGGGCAAGATGGACGGCTTTGCCGGTGAGTTCAAAGGCGGTAGCAAAGAGCATGAGTGCTACAGCCACGAGCGCATGGCACACGCACAAGACTAAAGCGGGTCTCCGAGAAGCGGCAACTTCTCGGTTTCCCTGACCACATAGAAAGGGCTATATGGCTGAGAGCAATTGTAAGTTATGCGTTTACTTTGTTGATATTGACCGGATTGGTCAATGTCGGCGTTATCCGCAATTCGTAACCAAGCACGAAAGTGAATGGTGTGGCGAATTCCGTAAAGACCCGCCCGAAGGTAAGCGCGAAGCTAGAAAAACACTCAAACTCCGAAAGGACAATGATGTTTAAGCCGCTTAAAGACAAAATCATTGTCAGGCCCGAGCCACGCATCAAGTCGGCGCTCGATTTAAGCCTAATGCAAGAAGCAGACTCCATAGGCTATGTAACAGCTATTGGTGATGAAGCCGCAGCCGAGGGCTTAAATGTCGGCGATAAGGTTCACTTTGGACATCTTGCAAAAGACTACAAAGACGAATACCTTAAATTTGATACCATTATGATTAACGACCAGCGCCATCTCCGCATGAGTTGGCAGGACATTTGTTTTGTGGAAGAAGTATGACCAAAGACCTAATCACTCTCAGAATCCAAGACCTCATGGCTAAAGGCCGCGAACTGGAAGCGCAAATTCACCAAGTAAATGGTGCATTGCAACAATGTCAATGGATGCTAACCGAACTGGAGAAGCAAGATGCCCCTAAAGAAATCACCGACACCCAAAGCGCTGAGTGAGAACATCAAGGCTGAGATTAAGGCTGGCAAACCGCCCAAGCAAGCGGTAGCTATTGCCTACTCGGTTAAGCGCGAAGCAGAGAAGAAGAAAAAGTGACCGAAGCTAAACACCCTGGTGGCCGCCCCACGCTCTACAGAGAGGAATACTGCGAGCGCGTAGTAGAGTTGGGTAGAGTTGGCAAGTCTATTGAACAGATAGCAGCCGACATAGGGGTTTCTACTAGGGTCTTATTCGATTGGCGTGATAAGCACGAGAAGTTTCTGCACGCCTTGGAATATGCAAAAGAATTAGAGCAGACATGGTGGGAAGACCAAGCGCAGGCTTACATGGTGGAAACGCACCAAGGGCCGAAGCTGAACGCCTCATTGTGGTCACGCTCAATGGCTGCACGTTTCCCTAAGAAGTACCGCGAGAGTGTCAAACAAGAGATTACAGGCGCAGATGGCGCACCTTTACTAACCGGCATTGAAGTTAGCTTTGTCAAGCCAAGTTAAAGACGCAGTAGCCAAGGCGCAGTTTCCGGTCAAGCTGGAGTGTCTGTTTCAGCCTGAGAAAAGCCGTTACCGAATTCTGTACGGTGGCCGCGGTGGGGCTAAGTCGTGGGGCGTTGCCCGAGCATTGCTCATAAAGGGCGCACAACGCAGTTTGCGTATCCTTTGCGCCCGTGAGTTTCAGACCTCCATCAAGGATTCCGTCCACAAGCTGTTGTGCGACCAAATCATTGACCTGGGGCTAGAGGGCTTTTACGAAATCACCCAGGCCAGCATTCGGGGCAAGAACGGGACTGAGTTTGCGTTTGTCGGCCTAAAGAACAATGTGGCAAACGTAAAAAGTTACGAGGGGGTCGACCTGTGTTGGGTGGAGGAGGCACAAACGACCAGCCGATTAAGCTGGAACATCTTAATTCCAACCATCCGTAAGGAAGGCAGCGAGATATGGGTCACGTTTAATCCTGAGTTGGAGACGGATGAAACCTATCAGCGGTTTGTGCTGCATCCACCTGAGAACGCCGTTGTCCAAAAAATCAACTGGTCGGACAACCCTTGGTTCCCTGAGACGCTCTTATTGGAAAAAGACGCGCTCAAGATGCGCGACATCGAGGCGTATAACACCGTATGGGAAGGAATATGCCGCCAGACTGTGGATGGGGCTATCTTTGCCCGCGAGATGCAGATGGCCGAGTTGGAAGGACGCATCACCAAGGTTGGATATGACCCAATGAAGCCGGTTCACGCCGTATTTGACTTGGGATGGTCGGATGCAACCGCAATATGGTTTGTGCAGTTTATTGGCATGGAGACTCGGCTAATCCGCTACCATGAGGACAATCAAAAGACCATATCCGATTACCTAGCCAAGATGCAGACCTACGGCTACGTTTACGATACCCTGTGGTTGCCGCACGACGCTGAGAATCGGACGCTAGCCGCCGCCGGTCGGTCAATCGACCAAATCGTTCGGTCTGCGGGATATAAGACCAAAATCATTCCGCGAACGCCGATTGTGGATAGTATTAACGCCTCGCGTACCTTATTCCGTAATTGCTGGTTTGACAGGGATAATTGCTACGATGGGTTACAATGTTTGCGGCATTACCGCTACGAGGTTGACCCCGACACTAAAGCGTTCAGCAAAAACCCGCTGCATGACCAGTTTTCGCATGGCGCGGACGCATTCCGTATGCTTGGGCTGGTGGTAAACGAGCCGCGCAAACGAGTGTCTAAGCCAACTTACGTTCAACCACAGAATTGGATGGGCTAAATGGACGAATCAATTATTGACGAAGCAAAGGATTTTCTAAAACTTTGCAACGACGCGGACACAATGAACCGCCAAGAAGCCCTAGAAGACCTTAAATTCGTCTCGGGCGGCGACCAATGGCCGGTAGACCTACAAAACTCCCGCAATCTTGAATCTCGCCCTGTCCTGACCATTAACAAGCTGGACGGATATTGCCGCCAGGTGACCAACCAGCAACGTCAACAACGTCCACGCATCAAGGTTCACCCGACAAACACCCAAGCAGACGTTAAAACCGCCCAAATCATTGAAGGAATCTGCCGCCACATTGAGATTAACTCCAATGCGGACAATGCTTACGACACCGCTTTTGACCACGCCGTGCGGATGGGATGGGGCTTTTGGCGCATTACAACTGATTATGTAAAGCAAGACAGCTTTGACCAAGAAATCTTCATTGAGGCCATTCAAAACCCATTCACCGTCTACTTTGACCCTAATTCCGAAGCTGTAAATGGGTCGGACGCTGACCGCTGTCTCATCACCACCATGATGAGCAAAGCCAAATTCCGCGAGTTGTACCCCAATTCTGATGATGGCAGCAGCTTTACCCAGCGCGGCACGGGTGACAGCCAATCCGAATGGATTACCAAAGAGGACATTCGCATTGCGGAGTATTTCTATACCGTGCGCGAACCCGCCAAGCTGGTCAAACTGTCCGATGGCACGCAAGGATTCATGGATAAAGACATGAAGGCGCGCATGGCCTTATCCGGTTTGAGCGTGATTGACGAGCGTGATTCATACAAAAAAGTAATAAAGTGGAAAAAGCTAACTGCCATTGAGGTCATTGAAGAACGCGATTGGCCTGGCTCTTACATTCCCGTTGTGCCCGTTTACGGGCGGCACATTGTCATTGGCGACAAGCGCAAGAAGTTCGGCATGGTGCGCCACGCTAAAGACGCGCAGCGGATGTATAACTTCTGGCAGACCACCATTACGGAAAGCGTCGCGCTGGCTCCAAAAGCCAAATGGATAATGGCAGAAGGCCAAGACGAGGGCCACGAAACCGAATGGGCAGCGGCCAACATTAAGTCGTTCCCATTGTTGCGTTATAAGCAAACCGACATTGACGGGCAACCCGCGCCGCCGCCGCAGCGCCTCCAGCCTGAGCCGCCTCCGACCGGCGTTATGGCCGCCGCACAAGGGATAAACCAAGACATTGCCACGCTAATGGGTATTTTTGACCCAAGCCAGCAATTGCCTGGGAACATCTCGGGTAAGGCGTTGAACGGCCAACAACAGCAAGTTGACCTAACAAACTTTGACTTTTACGACAATTTGACCAAATCCATCGCGCAGACCGGCACGATTATTCTTGACCTTATCCCTAAGATTTACGACTCGCAGCGGGTAATGCGAATCATTGGAGATGATGGCAAGCCCGACTTGGTGAACATTAACGAACCCAAGCAGGACGCGCAAGGCGTTTACACCATCATGCACGACATGACTGTGGGCGAATATGACGTGGTTATGGATACCGGTCCAGGCTACAACAGCAAGCGCCAAGAAGCCGTGGATGCAATGGTCAATATGCTCAAAGTTGACCCCGCGCTTATGCAACAAGCCGGTGACCTTATTTTCCGCAATATGGACTTTCCTGGCGCAGACATCATTGCCGACCGCCTTGCCGCCGCTAACCCAATGGCGCAAATTGACGATAAATCACCCGTGCCGCCCCAAGTTCAGATGCAACTCAAGGCGAATCAGGCGCAAATGCAGAAGATGCAGCAGGCTATCCAGCAAATGCAGCAAATGATTAAAACCCGCCAAGATGTGGAGCAAGTTAAGCAGGACGCTGAAACCAAACGTTTGCTTATCAAAGAAACTAACCGCGCCCATGAGATGGAATTGCAAGATGCCCAGCGCCGTTACGACACGGATACGCGGACAAGCACCACAGCGCACGATACGGTTATTAAGACGCAAACCCAATTGGAAATTGAGCGCATGAAAGCTGAAGTTGCCCTAATGTTGGCAAATTTGGATAAAGCCTCGGCTCATGCGGCATCTTTGGAAACTACTGAACGTGCAATATAAATTCGTGGTATAAACCACAAACCTTACCCGTGAGGCTCATGGGGAAAATACTTAGGGAAACCTATGAGTGAAAAAGAAGCCGGTCATGTTTTGACCAGTGAGAATTCGGCAGACTTTTATGCAAATCGACTTGGTTTAGCTGCTAGTGAGCCTGACGAGGCTGCGGTTGAGAATACTCCTTCAGAGCCGTCAGAGGATACGAAACAGAGTGAACAGTCAGCAGACGATGATGCCAAACCGACAGAGGAACGGAAGCAGAATCCGAAACTCGAAAAGCGGTTTTCAGAGATAACCAAGCAACGCGAACTTGCCAAACAAGAAGCAGCGCAAGAACGTGAAGCTAGGCAAAGGCTGGAGACCGAGTTAGCGGCACTACGTCAGCAAGCAACGCCCCAACCGGTGCAGCAAGCTGCCGCAGAGCCACAGCCGAGCCAATTTACTGATGCTTTTGAATATGCAAGAGCATTGGCAGAATGGTCGACTGAGCAGGCATTGGTGAAGCGAGATAGGGAAGACGCTAATCGCAGGGTCGATGCGGAACGCCAAAAAGTCATTGCGACTTGGGCGACCAAAGTGACAGCAGCGAAAGCAGAAATGCCCGATTTCGATGACATGGTTGCATCAAGCAGCGTGGTCGTTGGTGACCACATTCGGGATGCAATATTGGAAAGTGATGTAGGCCCACAAATCCTATATCACCTTGCAAAAGAAGATGATGTTGCGAAACGTCTAACTTCTATGTCGCCAGCGCAGGCGCTACGCGAGATTGGGAAACTAGAGGCGCGGTTTGAGAAGCAACCTGAGACCAAGCCAAGTAATCCTGTCGGTAAAAGTAAAGCACCACCGCCGATTAGCCCTATTCGCGGAACGGGCAAAGTAAGTGATGTGTCTATTGGCTCTGACGGCCAATTCCACGGAACTTATCAAGCCTGGAAAGAAGCGAGAAAAGCTGGTCGTATCCGTTAGTATTTTTAGGAGTATGTAAATGAGCAACAATCTGTTGACCATCTCCAAAATCACCAATGAAGCATTGATGGTTTTGGAAAATGAACTGACTTTCACGTCAGAAGTAGACCGCAACTACGACGACCAATTCGCTGTCGTTGGTGCGAAAATCGGTAACACCGTAAACGTCCGTCGCCCTGGCCGCTTTATTGGTACTACTGGCCCCGCGTTGAACGTGGAAGACTTTAACGAGACCTCGGTTCCCGTTACCCTGTCGACCCAGTTCCACGTCGATACCCAGTTCACCACTCAAGACCTGGCCCTGTCGCTGGATATGTTTAGTGACCGCGTTCTCAAGCCCGCTGTGGCCGCCATTGCCAATAAGATTGACCGCGACGGTCTTGTTATGGCTAAAAACAATACCGCCAATATCGTCGGTACTGCTGGCACGCCTCCCACCGGTTTGATTACTTACCTGACCGCAGGCGCTTACCTCGATGCCGAGGGTGCTCCCCGTGATGGCCGCCGTTCGTGCGTTGTGGAGCCTTTTACCGCTGCGACTATCGTTGACAGCCTGAAGGGTCTGTTTGTGCCCCAAGAAGCCATTGGCGAGCAATATCGCAAAGGCTTGATGGGACGCGACTCCGCTGGTATGAACTGGAAACTTGACCAGAACGTTGTGAGCCAGACTTTCGGTTCGTATTCCACCGCTACCTTGGCGTGCAATACTTCGACCGCAACTGGCTTCCTGACCTCTGGCTGGGCTTCTTCGTCCACCATTGCTCTGACCGCCACGACCGCAACCGCATCGCTGCAACAAGGTGACGTTATCACCATTGCAAACGTGTACGCAGTCAACCCCCAGAACCGCCAGGCTTACGGCTCTAACAAGCTGCGTAACTTTGTCGTGACCTCTGCTGTGACCGTTGCAACCTCCGGTACTACCTCGGTGACTGTCAGCCCCGCTGTCATCTCCGGTGGTCAGTTCCAAAACGTGTTCATCTCGGCTACGTCTTCGACCGCTGCTGTGACCCCGTTCAACAACACCGGTACTGTGTCTCCCCAGAACATCGTGATGCACCGCAATGCGTTCACGTTGGCTGTGGCTGACCTTGAGTTGCCCGACGGAGTTCATTTCGCAGGACGCGCTTCCGACAAGGAAATCGGTCTGTCCATGCGTGTGGTTCGCCAATACACCATCAACAACGATTCGATTCCGACTCGCTTGGACGTGCTGTATGGCTGGGCACCGCTGTACCCCGAGTTGGCTTGCCGCGTTGCCGCTTAATATTAACTTGTAAAGGAAAAATATCATGGCAAATCCAGGCCCAGCAACTACCGTCAGCAATCATCCCCAAAACCTGGCTACAAACCAAGCCTTGCGTTTGATTGCTTCCGCACAATCCGTTAACCTGTCCGTCGCCGGTGATACCGCGATGGTGGTTTTGGATGTGAGCAAATTTGTGCCCACCAAAGTTATCATCACCAATGGCCTTAACTCTAGCGGTGCTACCACCACTATTGCTACGGCTACTGTTGGTGCATACACCGGCCAAGGCGCAACAGGTTCGACCATTTTGACTACCGCTGCTTTGACTAGCAACACCGGTGGCCCTTATGTGACGTTGACCGATGCAACAAATCTGAACACCGCCATTTCTAACCCCACCAACATTTATGTGAACGTGGGTACTACGATTGCCGCGACCTGTGACGTGTTTGTTTACGGTTACGACCTGACTTTCCTGCCATAAGCGGGGAAGACGATAGGAGCCGCCTACTGGGGATTCTCGGTGGGCGGCTTTTTACTTTTAGGCTACAATTCAATCTCCTCTACTAAAGGAAAACCATGTCTTCTACGACTCTTTCGCGGGGCAACATTCTTGAACAGTTTGTTATGGGCCCGTCGCTAACTCCCGCCGCTTTGACTACCGCATCGACTCAATCGTTGCAGTCGTTTTCAATCCCTGGTTTGAAAACTACCGATGTTGTGACCGTGTTGCAATTTAACGGAACACAAACCAAAGACGTGATTATTGGTAATGCTGATGTGTTGACCGACAACAGCTTGACTATCAATTTCCAGAATACCTCGGGCGGCGCAACTGCAATCACGCCAGCGGCTGGAACTTACTTTGTCAAGGTTCACCGTATTGAAGGCCCAGCGCCTGTGAATGCGGCTTAATCATGGCAAGCACATCCGTTATCCGTACAGCAGGGCAAACCGTTGCCCTGTCGGTAACGGCTTCGTCTACATCGGCCACCCTCATTAACGACAGCACTAACGACCAAGTCAACTACGCAAGTTTTTTGAATACTGGCTCGGTGGTTGTTGCTGTTAAATGGGGCGACTCTAATGTGGGCGCTGCTGTCCTACCCGTAAGCGGTACTAATGGGGATTTCCTGCTTCCCGCAGGCATGACTTCTCCCATTGTTCTTGCTGTGCCTACCACGCCGTTTTATGTCCGAGCAATCGGTTCGGCGGCTGGCCCATCTCTTGTGTACGTCACTCCTGTGGCAGACCAATCGTAAAGGGCGGGGCTTTGCCCCTTGAAAAATGACCTCTGCCGCACTTACGCAAACTATCAATATCGTGCCCGTGCAGGGCATCTTTAGTGAGACGGGCGTTTGTGTCGGCTTAGTAGGCCCAGGCGGGGAGTTTTTCTCCCCTCCTATCAATTCAGATGTGATACAAAACAGCACGATTGATTCATCCCCAATCGGCTCAACAGTACCGTCTACAGGTGTTTTTACAACGATAACAAGCACCGGATTAGCGACATTTAACAATTTTGCATCAAGCAATGCAAACATCACCGGCGGGTCAATTTCCGGTGTTTCCATCACGATTACCGCGCTAAATAACACGCCTGTTGGCAATATCACGCCATCCACCGGCGCGTTTACCACGCTCAGTTCCACAGACCTTACAGTTACAAACACAATTAGCGGGTCGATTAACGGCAATGCGGCAACCGCGACTTATGCGACCACCGCGGGTTCGGCGACTACCGCGGGCTCGGCCACTACCGCTACAACGGCCACCAACCTTGCAGGCGGTGCAGCAGGGTCTATCCCCTACCAGACAAGCGCAGGCGCAACGTCAATGCTTGCAACGGGCACTGGTGTGCTTATTGGTGGTGTAACACCTAGCTATACAACGACTCCGACGCTGACCGGCACAAACATTACCGGAATTCCTAATGGCGGCCTGCTTAATTCAAGCCTGACCATTGGTAGCACGTCAATTGCGTTAGGCGCTACGGCATCCACGCTGACCGCTGTCACTTTGGCTAATCCAACCATAAGCAATTACGGCGCGTTTACGTCAACGTCTGCGCCAAGCTATGCGGAGGGTCGACTTTGGTATGACTCCACGCAAAAAGCGTTGGCGTACTTTAATGATGTAACAAATAATACGTTACATATTGGCCAAGAAATTCAATTAAAAGTTTACAACAACACCGGCAGCACGATTCCCCGTGGCGCACCGGTCTACATTACGTCAACTTCTAGCGGCTTTACTTATCCTTTGGTGGCGTTAGCGCAAGCCAATACGCAAACCACAGGTAATGCAATTGGTCTAGCAAATCAAGACATTCCTAACGCAACAGCCGGTTATGTGGTCATTTCCGGTTTGGTTAATGGTTTAAGCATTGGCACAATGACAGTCGGAGATACGGTTTATGTAAGCCCATACTCTGCTGGTCAGTTAATGAACACTTACCCGCCGACAGGGTATCCAGTAAAAATTGGTGTTGTTGCGTATGCCAATAGCCCCAATGGGGCAATTTACGTCAGCCAATCTCATGCATATGTTTTGGCTGGTAGCGTAATTGGAACGCTTGCAATTGCGAACGGGGGCACAAATGCTACGACAACTCCGACTGCGGGCGCGGTGGCGTACGGCACGGGTACGGCTTATTCGTTTACTGCGGCAGGCACTTCGGGCCAGGTCTTAACGTCAGCTGGCTCGGGCACTCCAACATGGACAACGCCCACGGCTTACGCGACAGTCACCGATGACACGACTACCGCGTCGGTTCGTTATCCTTTGTTTGCTAATCAAACAAGCGGAAACATCTCAACCGAATACACCAGTTCCACCAAACTTCAATACACGCCTAGCACCGGATTGTTGGCCGCCACTACCTTTAGCGGCTCGGGCGCAAACCTGACAAACATTCCTAACGCCGCGCTAACCAATTCGTCCATCACCATCGGCTCGACTGCGGTCAGCTTGGGTGGTACGGTCACCACGATTGCGGGACTAACTTCGGTCACTAGCACGACATTTGTGGGTGCGCTCACCGGCAATGCAAGCACGGCTACATCGGCGACTACGGCCACAAACGCCACAAACACCGCAATTACGGATGATGTAGTTACGTCATCGTCGGTTTATCCAACTTGGGTAACTACAACCACCGGGAATCTGCCTCAAAAAACATCGTCCACTAAGCTAAGTTTTGTACCTAGCACGGGCGTATTGAGCGCCACGACCTTTAGCGGGGCATGGAATGGAACCGCTATCGGGATTGGATATGGCGGCACAGGCCAAACAACGGCGGCAGCAGGCTTTAATGCGTTGTCTCCCATCACGACTACTGGCGACCTAATTATTGGGAATGGCACAAATAGCGCGACCAGGCTAGGAATTGGCACAAACGGCTATGTCCTAACGTCAAATGGAACAACGGCAACGTGGGCGGCTGCTGGTGGCGGCGGGTCATTGACAATTAGTAATGACACTTCAACCGCAACCAATCTTTACCCAACGTTTTTGTCAGCTACTTCGGGTACAGCATCAACGATTTACACCGGCAATTCAAAGCTGCTTTACAAGCCAAGCACAGGCGAATTGCAGGCTTCAGAAGTAACCGCAAACAATGGCTTGCTTTTGAACGCAACAACAGTATCAACAAGTTACACTATTGCCGCCGGTTACAACGCATTTTCTGTTGGCCCTGTTGCATTAGGTTCTGGTGTATCGGTCACAGTTACTAGCGGTCAACGCTGGCTTGTGTTGTAAGGACAAATATGGCATCAAGCATTTCAGCAGGCACAACCGCAGGAACAGCCCTAGTTGCTACCGCCGATACATCGGGGATATTGCAGCTTGCTTCTAATAGCGGCACTGTGGGATTAACCATAAACACGGCCCAAGCAATAGGCGTAGGTTCTAGCCCAAGCTATGGAACAAGCGGACAAGTGCTTACATCTGCTGGCTCGAGCGCTTCCCCAACATGGGCAACGCCAACTGGCGTTAGTACCGGCAAAAGCATTGCAATGGCAATGATTTTTGGCTTTTAAGGACAAAACATGGCAAATCCCAATATTGTTAACGTCACTTCCATTTATGGAAATACGTCATACCTTGTACCAACTACAACAACTGCGACCACATGGACGGCACTAACTCCAGCCACAGGAACAGTTAACAAAGTTGGTTCAATGATGGCAACCAATGTGACTGCTACGGCTGCAACTATCACGGTGTCTATCAATAGTGCAATTAGTGGTGGTGGTACAGCTTATCGGCTTACATATCAAACAAGCGTTCCAGGTAATTCATCTTTGATGGTTGTGGATAAAAGCACATCAATTTATGTTGGTGAGGCACAATCCATTGTCGTAACATCAGGAACAACCAACGCCATTGAGATGGTTGCTTCATACGAGGCTATTAGCTAATGAATCGTTTTAAGGGTTCCATTCGGTCTGCGACGGCTGCTGCTACCAGCAGCTCTGCGGCTGTTGGTAAATGGACTTTGACCGAACAGATGCAAGCTAGGCAAGCTGGCGCTTGGCCTTTATTTTCTAATGTAACTCCAAATGTTGAATATTTGGTTGTCGGCGGCGGTGGTGGTGGTGGTGGTTATTTAGGCGGCGGCGGTGGCGCTGGAGGCTATCGAACAGCAACAGGTTTTGCGGTGTCGGCTGGGTCGGCAATAACCGTGACGGTCGGCGGTGGCGGCGCTGCTGGAACCACAAACAGTTCTAGCGGTGTGCAAGGTAGTTCTTCAGTTTTCAGCACTATTACATCAGCAGGCGGTGGTGGCGGTGGTATTGGCGGCGGTGGAACAGGAACAGCGCCTACTACGGGCGGTTCGGGCGGTGGTGGTTCATCATCTTCTTTTCTTACTGGCGCGGCGGGTAACACTCCATCGGTTAGCCCGGCACAAGGATTTGCTGGGGGCAGTTCACCCGGCGCGTCTGGGGCATATACATCCGGTGGTGGTGGCGGTTCTTCAGCAGTAGGTCAAACTCCAGCATCAACTACCTCAGCGGGCGGTAATGGTGGTGCTGGAACATCTAATTCCATTTCTGGTTCAGCCGTAATTTATGCAGTTGGAGGCGGTGGCGCATCTTCTGCTGCGGCTGGTGGTGGTGTTGGTTCCGCAGATGGCGGCGGTCATGGTGGAGCATATAACACTGGCGGCACTGGTGCTTACATTAGTGGAACGACTGCTGGAACAGCTAATACTGGTAATGGCGGTGGTGCCGGTGGATGGGGTACTAGCGGCGGGTCTAATACTGGTACTGGCGGCAAAGGAATAGTTATTATTCGTTACGCTGACACATACCCGCTTGCTACTAGCACTACAGGTTCTCCCACAATAACTACTGCTGGTGGATATCGTGTTTATGTGTGGAATGGCAATGGGACAATTACGTTTTAATCATGGCACATTTTGCAAAACTTGATGAAAACAACATAGTGCTAGAAGTGCATTCCGTTCACAACAACGAGTTGTTAATTAACGGCGTTGAAGTGGAAGCAATGGGCATTGTGTTTCTTGTTAACTGGTCAGGTGGATATACCAACTGGAAGCAAACTTCCTACAATGGCAATTTTCGCAAGAACTATGCGGGTATTGGTTATACCTACGATGCTCAACGTGATGCGTTTATTCCACCAAAACCATACAATAGCTGGACATTGAGCGAAGACACCTGTTTGTGGCAACCGCCAATTCCAATGCCTATTGATGGCAAGCTGTATAGCTGGGATGAATTTACATTATCTTGGACAGAAATTAGTTAAAGGAATAAATTATGTCAACCTTAGTTTTTCAAGCAACGCTTGGCGGTCAAATTAACTTAAATGGCGCAAATACTGCGTCAAGTTTTGACATTGCTGTGCCTGCCACAACGGGAACCATTGCATTAACCGGCTCTACGCTTACTTCTGGGCGTGTTCCATATTCCACTACTGGAGGCATTTTGACTGATGCTTCTGGATTGACATTTGACGGAACTACGTTAAGCACTACGGGATTAACGACTACAGATGGCTTGGTGGCAAATACCACAAATTGGTTTAATGCAAAAATTGCTACTGGAACAGTTACGCAAGGGTACGTTTTAGTTGGTTCAGCAACTCCTTATACAACTGGAGGAAATGCAAATACCCGATTCCAAGTGCATGGTAATGTCACTTACAACGCCCGTTTAAGTGTAACGCAATGGAATGCTGGAGGCGCAACTTCTGCAATATATCTTGGAAAATCAAATTCTTCCACTATTGGAACTCAAGCTGCTGTTGCAAGCACAACAGTATTGGGGGGATTGTATTTTGAAGGAAGCGACGGAACTGCTTTACAAGCAAGGGCTTATGTTGCTGGCGTTGTTGATAACACAGTAAGCGCAGGCGTAGTCCCGACAAGTCTAGTGTTTTATACAGGTACATCTTCTACATCCGAAGCAGTGCGTATTGATTCTAATTCAAACGTGGGAATTGGTACTTCTGCACCAAACGCTTCTGCTATTTTGGACGCGCAAAGTACCACCAAGGGCGTGCGGATGCCCAACATGACCACCACGCAAAAAAATGCTATTTCTAGCCCTGCTGCTGGCCTGATGGTGTTTGACACTACCCTTTCAAAACTCTGCGTTTATTCTGGTTCTGCTTGGCAGACTATCACCTCTGTTTAAGAAAAACTTACCATGACTACTTTTACTTGGACAATCACGCAAACTGATTATTTGGTAGCTGATGGCTTTATCACCACTGCGCACTGGACAGCCATTGCCGTTGACGATACATACACTGCCAGCGTTTACGGCACTTGCGGCTTTGCTACTGCTACGTTATCCATCCCTTACGACCAAGTGACTATGCAAGAAGTGCTGAATTGGTGTTGGGCAAATGGCGTGGACAAGGACGCTATTGAAGCCAATCTTGCCGCAAAAATTTCCGCATTAAAAAATCCTGTAAGCGCCGTTGGCGTACCTTGGAGCGCATAAATGGCAAATTTCACATGGAAAATTTCTGAGATTTCCGCTACCGACGGGCTGATTACTCATGCGAAATACCATGTGACAGCCCAAGTTGACAACGATTCCGTTGAGACTGAAGGCAATTGGTACTTCAATGAGCCAACCCTAAAAACGCAATTTGCCGATGTGACTGAGGATATGGTTGCTAGTTGGATTGAGGCCGAGTCTTACAAAGACGGAATAAATGTTATAAAATCGGGGCTAGAGGAACAACTGGCGCGTAAGTCGAATTCTGTTGTGCCTCCGTGGAAACCGCAAGTGTTTACCCTGGAGCAAACTGAATGACGGCACCCATCGACATTATTTCACGCGCACTTAAAGACATTGGCGCTTTAGAAGCCGGTGAAACTCCTACGCCCGAAGCGGCGCAGGATGCGTTTGAAATGCTCAATGACCTTATTGACCAATGGTCGAATGAGGACATGATGACTTTCTACAAAACAGAAATCATCTTTCCCGTTACGTCAGGCCAAACGCAATACACCATCGGCCCAGGCGGTCAAATTGGCGCAGTTTTTACAGGTTCTATATCAGGGACAACCCTGACAGTCACGGCCATTACATCAGGCGCTATCGCCATAGGGCAAACCTTAAGCGGCACAGGAATCACGGCTGGCACAAAGATTTTGGCATTTCAAACCGGCGCGGGTGGCAACGTCAATGAAGCCGGTACATACACGCTTAACATTTCGCAAGCAGTAGCGGCCACCACAATCAACGCCTACTATCAGCGGCCTTTGGTTATTAATTCGGCATTTGTTCGGATTAACACCACATCTAACGGCCAACCAATAACCGGCGGTGGCCTTGATTATCCGGTTTCGGTGCTGAACGTTGAAGAATACGAAATGATTGGTCTGAAGACGCTTAACGGCCCGTGGCCTAAAGCGCTTTACTACCAACCGACTGAACTGTTAGGAAACCTTTTCCTGTGGCCCAATCCAGGCCAAGGCGAAATGCACATTTTTGCCGACACAATTTTCAGCAATTACACTGGCCTGTACGACAACATTACGCTTCCGCAAGGCTATGCAATGGCGCTGCGCTGGTGTCTCGCAGAGCGTCTTATGCCAATGTACGGCAAGGCAAGTCAGACCCAAATCGCAATGATTATGAAGTTTGCCGCCCAAGGCAAAGCCACAATTAAGCGCACAAACATGAAGCCGCCGCCGGTTGCTCGGTATGCTGATGCGTTGTTGGTTGGTCGCAGTAAAGACGCTGGCTGGATTCTTAGTGGCGGTTTTTTCCGTTGAGGCCATAAATGCCCGATTTTGGTTTTGTCGGCCCATCCTACGAAGCACCGTCGATTTATCAGGAATCGCAGGAGTGCATCAATTTCTTTCCCGAGATTGACCCACTCAAGCAGCCTGGCACGCGGGGCATTGTTGCGCTTTATCCAACCCCAGGGTTAACTTTACAGGCCGTATTGAATACTGCCGAAGTGCGCGGTCTCCGCACATTGTCGGGCGGTTCGCAAATGATTGCGGTCTGCGGCGTTTACGTTTACGTCTTTACGTCTAGCCTAACCCCGACCATTGTCGGCACGCTCAATTCGTCCACGGGGCGCGTTGGGATTACCGACAACGGCATCAACGCTTATATCGTAGACGGGGCTTATCGGTACACATGGCGCATTTCCACCCCATCTAACGCCATCTTTACCGGCTCTGTCTCGGGCACGACTTTGACCGTTACGGCCATGAGTTCGGGCACGATTACAGCTAACCAAAGTCTTACTGGTATTGGCGTGACCGCAGAAACCGTTATAACGGCTTTGGGGACGGGAACTGGCGGTGTTGGTACTTATACGCTCAATACATCGCAAACAGTTTCCGCACGTTCTTTAAGCAGCACGGCAGTCGGCGCTCGGTTTACGGCCACAGTCGCAGGCACAACAATGACTGTCAGCGCAGTCGCCTCGGGCACGATTTATCTTGGGCAAACCATCCAAGGTGCAGGCGTTACGGCGGGCACAATTGTTACCGCATTTGGTAGTGGCTCGGGTGGCGTCGGCACTTACACTATCAGCAATTCGCTAACGATTGCCGTTGGACAGACCATGTATGCGCTGAACTTTAGCGTTTTGCCATCTAGTGATGGAGCGTTTAGCGGCGCGAATTCCGTTGATATTGTGGACAACTATTTTGTCTACAACGACCCAGGCACTCAGCTTTGGGGCGCATCTAATCTGTTGTCTCCCATCTCGCCAAGCACTTCTTATTCGCTAAAAGACGGAGCGCCCGACAAGCTAGTAGCGCTTATTGTTGACCACCGCGAAGTTTATTTGATGGGCGAAGCATCGTCCGAAGTGTGGACAGATGTAGGCGCGGTTCAGTTTCCATTCCAGCGCATTCCAGGCACATCTACCCAACAAGGCATTGCAGCGCAATTTTCTGTTGCCCGCCTTGGTCAATCGTTTGCCTATGTGTCGCGCAACAATCGAGGTCAAGCGCAAGTAATGCAGATGAATGGGTACATTCCACAGCGAATTTCCACTCACGCCGTAGAGAATTCGCTGACCAATCAATACATTGATGACGCAATTGCTTGGACGTATCAGCTTGAAGGCCATGAAGTCTATGTTTGCACATTTCCGACCATTGGGCTAACTTGGGCTTATGACTTCACCACGCAAATGTGGCACAAGTGGCTTTACACAAATACGGATGGCACATACAGCCGCCATCGCGGGAACTGCTGTGCAGTCTTTCAAGGCATGGTGTTAGTCGGCGATTACGACAATGGTTGTATATACAAACTTGACAAACTTAACTACACCGACAACGGCCAAAATGTCCGTCGGTTGCGCCGCGCTCCCCACCTGACCACAGACCTACAGCGCCAGTATTTTGAAGAATTGCAGATTCAATTCCAGCCAGGCGTAGGTACGACAGGGCTTTCCATGCCTTTCAACACAAACATTTATGTGGGTTCGCCTTATTACATTTATTCTGCCGCAACTTTTACCATTGGGGCATTAGAAACTTACGTTCTTGGAACTCAAAGCACAATCAACAACACCACGACCACAACTTATCCACAGGCTATGTTGCGTTGGTCTAATGATGGCGGCTCCACTTGGTCTAAAGAATATTGGGTCACCATTGGACAACTAGGCAAGTACCGCAACCGCGCTATTTGGCGGCGACTTGGACAAGCGCGGGATAGGGTTTTTGAAGTGTCTATTACAGACCCTGTGAATGCGGTCATCATCTCTGCCAATCTAAAAATGAGCGCAGGAGAAAACTAATGGCACTTTCAAACACACAACAAATCAACCCTTATCCACAAGCTGAGTTTTTGGATAAAACGACCAACCGGCCTACCCGTTCATGGCAGCAGTTTTTTCTTAATCTGCTTAATTATTCATCGGCTACAACAGCTACGGCAGGGTCGGCCACATTGCCAGCTAACCCTGTTGGGTTCATAAATGTTACTGTGAACGGGAATGCGTACAAGATTCCGTACTACAACGTATGAAAACCGTTCAAGAAATTTTGGCCGCCGACTTGGATAAGAACTATCCAAAAAAGCCCATTGATGCCCAGCAATATTACGACGGGCTAATGGATGCGCTGCGCGGGAAATACAAGCTATACCGCGAAGACAACACGCTTTTTCTTACGCATGATGTGGATGACGGCATTGAATTTCATGCCATGAATGCCGAAAGAGCCGACAGTTTAGTAAAAAATTGCAATGCGTTCTTTGATAAAATGTCAGAAAAGGGTTACAAGTACGCCGTCACCTATTACGACAACCCCAAAATCACGACGCTTTTGGTGCATTCCAAGTACCCTTATGAGTCAGAAAAGATTGACGATGGGGAATATCGAACCTATAAATTTTTAGTGAGGCTGTAATGGGCGCAGTAAATCAAGTTGTTCAACAGGTTAGTAATGTCGCAACTCAGGTTTTGCAGCCTGTTGAAAAAGGCATTAATCAAGGCGTTGCAGACATTACAAAAGATGTAAGTCGTGAATTAACTAATGTTGGCAAAACCATTGCAAACAGCCCAGCTTTAGAAAGCGCAATCACAGCCATTGGCGCAGCGTATGGAGTGCCTCCCGAATTAACAGCGGCATTCTTGGCCGCAAACAAAACATCGCAAACCGGCGGCAACCTTGAAAAAGGTCTAGAGACATTGGTTTTGTCTTATGGCGTTGGCAAGTTGATGGCTCCTGTTGATTTATCTACGCCTGCCGCTATTGACCAAAGCGTTGCTCAAGCGCAAACCGCTGCACAAACTGCGGCTCAAACTGCTGCGCCAGCCGTTGTTTCTGCTCCAGCAGGCTCTGTTGGCACATCATTGTCAAACCTTGCCGCAATGGATGCAGGCGGCGAAGGATTAAGCGCTGCTATTGGTAGTGGTGGTGCTGCGCCAGCAGCATTAACGCCTGCCGCACTTGAGTCATTGATGGGAACTCCTGGTTATGGTGTTAACGCATCCGCACTTCAAGCCGCACCTAGCCTTGGAATTCCTGCTGCGGCAGTTGGCGCTAACGCATTGGCTAGTTTTGGAGATGTTGCGCCCGCACTTGGGGCTAGTTCTTCCGCAATTCCTACAGTTAAAATAAACGCTGGATTGCCTGATGCTGCATCGGTTAATCAAGCGGTGGCATCTGGAATGTCGCCAGGCTCTGTGGGCGCATATGAAAGTGCCGCAGGAATGCTAACCCCAGAACAATTGGCCGCAGCAACAGGAACAACTGGTGCAGGTTCTGCACTTAATAGCTTGGCAATAGCAGGAAATGCAGCATCATTGGCAACACCGTCTTCGGTTATTCCTGCGGCTGGGATGTCGGCTAATGAAGCAGTTGCGTCTGGAATGTCGCCAGGTTCTGTTGGCGCTCAAATGGCTTCTACCGGTGGTTTAACTGCCGAACAATTGGCCGCCGCAGCGGGCACAACTGGCGTTGGTTCTGCGCTTAATGGTTTGGCAACAGCAGGCAATGCAAGTGCATTAACAGACTTACTCAATCAAGGTTCATCGGGAATTGGTAATTTGCTAAGTCAAGCCGGTAACGCAATTGGCGGTTTGTCGGGCACTCAGCTTGCCGCGCTAGGAACGGGCGCAGCAGGGCTATACAACGCCTCTGCAACTCGTGAGGCAATGCAACAAGCCATTGGCGCACAACAGGCGGCAACAGCCGCGTCGCAAGGCACATTAAGCAACATCTATAACCAACAGCTTGGCTATCAAGCACCATACCAAGCGGCTGGAGTTGGCGCGGTAAATCAGCTTGCGGGCATGACCCCGTACTTGACGCACCAATTCAATGCGGCAGACCTACAAGCTGGCTTGGCTCCAAACTATGACTTCATGTTGCAACAGGGCCAGCAAGCTAATCAGCGTGCGGCTAACGTTGGCGGTGGTGCATTAGGTGGAAATGCGTTGACCGGCCTCAACCAATACACGCAAAATTATGCGGGCAATGCGTATCAAAACGCATTTAACAATTACCAAGCACAACGGCAAAATATCTATTCCGACCTTGCAGGCATTGCAGGCATTGGACAAAACGCCAATGTGGGCGCGGGAACTGCTGGCACAAACTATGGCCAAGGTACTGTTGGCCTCAACACCGGCCTTGCAAACGCACAAGCCGCTAACATTCTTGGACAGGCTCAAGTCGGTGCAGGCGGTGTTACAAATGCTGCTAACACGGCATTTTTGGCAACCTTGTTGGGGCAAAATACGCCGACTGCTGGAACAGCTACAACGCCAGGTGCGACAAGCGGTTTTAGTCTTGGCGATATTGCAAAATTGGGGTCATTGACTAGCGGCCTTGGTAGCGCATACAACGGCATTAAGAGTCTATTTGGATAGGTAAAAAATTATGGCCGATACTTTCACCGGATACCAAAACGCATTGCCGCAAACGTCCCTTGCGGACATGATGAACCTTGCCTCATCCGCGCAGCAATACAAGCAAGCGCAAGCAATTAACCCATTGGCATTGCAAGCCAAGCAACTTGAACTTCAACAAGCGCAAGAAAGTTATCGCCAAGCATTGGCAACAAATCCTGACTTGGCATCTCGAATTGCAGCAGAAGCAAAAACAGCGGGCATAAATTTAGATACAGCACGATTAACTCAAGCGCCAACAATTTCCAAAGCATATAGTGGTGCAGCACAAGCCTTGTCAGAAGCAGACTTGGCTAAACTTAATTTAACAAGTTCTTATTACCGTCAAGGAGCACAAAAAGCATTGCAGCTAATTGGGAAAAAAGATTTAACTTACGAAGACGTTGTTAACGAACTTGATAAACATTTAGACCTTTTTGGCGCGTCTCCAGAAGCCCGTAAATTAGCAAAAGAAAGCATTCCTGTAACAAAAAACCAAACGGTTTTGCAAGATGCACTAAGAGATTTTTCCCTTCAGTCGTTGACGGCTGAACAACAAATGAACAAACGCTTTCCTGCTGCAACCGCAACGACTACGGAAGCAGGAAAAACATTTATTACGCAACCGGCGGCATTCCCAGGAACTATGCCAAAAGTTACGCAAGGCGTTGCGGGCGGTGGTCAAGGCAATGTGCAGCCAAACCAAAGTGCAGTTCAACCAATTGGTCAACCCGCACCTCAAGGCGTTCAACCCGCGCAAATGGGCGTTGTTGGCATAAGCGCGCCAATTAAATCAACTTATCCAGTTCGCGTTGGTCAAGGCGCAGGAACATATACACCGGCTGTTGGTGAAGAAGAAGACCGCTCTACTGGCGTAAAAATGCGCCAAGCATTGACTGCAAATCTAAACAATTCGGCTCAAATGAACCGAAATTTAGAAGAATCGCTAAAGTCAATCACAAAGCTAGACCCTGGCGCATGGTATTCCTCCGGTCTTGCAGGAACTATTCGCCGCAATGTGGCAAATCTTGCTGGTAGTTCAGACTATAAAGAATTGTCTAAAAACCTTGCCAATTTGCAAATTGCTCAATTGCAAGCACAAGGTCAGTCATTGCAAACTGATTCGGGCAAGCATTTGCTTGCTATGGCGTCGGGTGATGAGACTTACAACCCCGATGTGTTGATGGACATTGTTCAACGTACCGCTGCAACACAAAAAGAATTACAGCTAAAAGCGCCTGCAATGCAAACATTTGCACAAAAATATGGCGATGCAAATTACGCAAAATTTAACCAAGAATGGTCTAACAACTCAGATTCAAAAGTGTTTCAAGTGATGAACATTATTGATAGGGTAAAAGACCCCAAAGAACAAAAAGCGCAAATTGACGCGTTGCTTGGTGCAGACAAAGCAAAGCGCAAAGAATACTTAGAAAAATACGACAACATTCAAAAACTTGTTAAAAATGGGAGCCTAAACTAATGGCCGACATTCGCGCTCTTATTGCTGGTGACGAGGAACAAGCCGCGCCTGCGGTGACGCGCGCCAATGTGCCCGTTGTGCAAAAAACAGCGCGGACTACTCAAGCGTCAAGCGATGTTGATAGAACAGCAATTTTTCAAAGTGAATACGCAAAAGCTAAAGCACGTTTGGCCGAGGGCGATTCAAGAGCAGCGGGCGACATTTCTGCACTAATGCGAGAAATGAAAGCAATAGGCATCACGCCTGTTGAGCCAGCTATGGTTGCGCCCGCAACACCTGTTGCGCCACAAATAGCCCCTGATGCAAGGGCATTGATTGCTGGTGATGGAATAGCTACTGCTGCAAAGCCGCCGCCTCAATCATCGGTTTCAAAACATTTCATGGATGCGTTTAACACCATCCAAAATGCCAAAAAAGACATTGGTTCGCGCATTGCAGGCGGTATTGATGTTGCATATAGCGCATTGCCTATGGCTGCTGGTGCAGCTACCCAAGCCATTGCAACGCCGTTTGTTGGGCCTGCGCGGGCAGAACAAATCGGCACTCAGCTATCTCAATTTGCTGGGCAGCCCGTAGGTAAAGCGCTTGGAATTACAGGCGAAAAAGCCTATCAACAACCAATTGGCCCTATCCCTGGGCAAATAGTTGAAGCCATAAAAGATTTTGCGGTCAATCAAGGTTTGACAGCAGACCAAATTTCAGCAAAAACGGGCATCCCGCCGGAGTCGGTTAGAAACATTGCAATAATGGCATCGTTTGCCATTCCCGAAGTTGCGGGCATGGCTATTAAACCTGTGGTCGCTGCCGCCCGAGAAGCAATGCCAGCAGTGGTTGATGCACAAGGTAAGTTAATTTCACCCGCAGGACAGCCTCGGATTGCGCCTCGCGCCCCGCAACAATTACAAGAACAATTTGTTGCTCGGCAAGCCGCAGAGCCGTTAAAGCCTCCAGTTTGGTCGCCACCTGGCGCATCTGTTTACCCTGGGACAAAAGTTAATAACATTTTGTCGTTTGCTGAAAAACCACCTGTTGGTGTTGATTTACCGCCAGGACTTGTTTCAATTGAGCCGCCGCCCCGTGTTGAAATAAATGCGGGATTCCCTCCCGAACGCCGATTGCCAGGCGCATTTGGTGAAGAACCTGTTGCGGCAGCAGAAGCCCAACCTGTTGCGGCAGAAATGCCCGCATCTGTTGGCGCTGCTGGTGTGCCGCCTGCTATGGCTTTGCGCGGTAGCGTAGATGCTGTGCTTGCAAACGCATCGCCAGAACTCCAGCAATTTGTTGGGTCTAAGAAAATTGAATCACTGCATTTGCCTAGCTTGGAAACACGGGCGCTTGAAGAAAAGCACGGCGTTAATTTATCCGTTGGGCAACGGACAGGCGACACTCAACAATATTCAACCGAATGGAATCGTCGTGGCGAAACGCCTATATTGGGCAATCATTTCAATGAACAACCGGCTCAAATTTCAAATGCATTTGAAACGGCCAAGCAAAAACACGCACCGGACATTTCGGTAACTGCTGACGCATCTGAACTAGGACAGCATGAAATTAACGCCTTGGCCGCAAAAGACCAAGTTCGTCGTGATGCAATTAGCAGCGCTTACAAAGCATTGGAAAATGAAAACGGCGGTCAATTTCCTATTGACATTGGAAAGCTAGATGAAAACATCAATACCGAATTATCCAAAAAGCTAAAGTTAAATCATCTTCCCGAAAGCATTAAAGCCGACTTGAAAGATTTTTATAAAAATCCGACATTTGAAAGCTATGAGGCTTTGCGGACAAATTTGGCAAACGAAATGCGCTCAAGTGCAAATGGCAATGCCCGAGGCGCTGCTTACATTGTGCGCCAAGAACTTGAAAACTTGCCTATCTTTGGGGAAGAAGCTGGCACGCCACAAGCTGCGCGCCTTAAAGAATTGGCTGACAATGCCCGCAGGCTGAATGCGGAGCGCATGGGCGTGATTAAGGGCAACCCTGCATATAAAGCAGCGGTTAAAGAAGCGGCAGATGCTGCTGACGCATCGGCGCAAGGAGAAAGTCTAAACGCGGCAAAGTTTCACAATAAATATGTGTCAAGCGCAACGCCTGAGTCTATTCGGCGCATGAAAGCAGAAATTCCTGAAAATGACATTGCTCACCAAGCAATGGTATTTGGCGAATTGAGCCGCGCCAAAAATGCTGCTATCAATGCTAGTGAGCGCAATCTCACGCCTGAGCAATTTGCTAAGTTTTACAAACAAAACAAAGCTGCTTTAACAGAATCATTGTCGCCACAAGCAATGCAAGATGTTACCGAATTGGGTTTGTTGACAAGCAAAATTGGTATGCCTAAAACTGGAACATTTAACTATTCCAATACTTACAGCAGTATGTTGGGCGACATGGCAAAAGAAGGATTGCTTACTGCTGGAGAAGCTAAACTTGCTGGCGCTACTGGCGGTATGTCAATCCCTGTTCTTGGTCTTGCAAGACAATTTATGGGCAAACTAAACAAAGAAGGTTTTGCGAGAGAAGCAACAAATCCGCATGGCGGCTTAACCAAGGACTAACATGGCAGTAAATCTATCACCCATCGGTAACGGGTTTCAATTCTTTACCACTACAGGCTTGCCGCTTACAGGCGGGTACATCTACACCTATGTGGCCGGTAGCACTACGCCTGCGGCCACCTACACTACGTCGGCGGGTACGACAGCTAACACCAATCCTATCCAGCTTGGAACGGATGGGCGGCCACCGCAAGAGATATGGCTCACGACTGGCACGAATTACAAGTTTGTCCTCACCACTAGCGCCAATGTCACAATCCAAACCTACGATAACCTTTATGGAATCATCGGAACAAGCCCATCTGTCAGCGCCGTACCATCGGGCGGCATCATCATGTGGTCGGGGTCTATTGGGTCAATCCCATCGGGCTACTACCTCTGCGACGGCACAAATGGCACGCCAAACCTTAAAGACTCCTTTGTTGTTGGTGCGGGCAACACCTATTCAGTTGGCAATACCGGCGGTTTCACCAGTTCGGTAACATCGAGCGTCGGCACAAATCTTCCAACCTACTACGCCCTGGCGTTTATTCAGAAATCATAAATCATGGACGATACACTTGCAAAACTAAACAGCCACGAAGCCGTTTGCGCGGAGCGTTATGAGCAAATTCAATTGCGCCTTGACCGCTTGGAAAAAGTAATTATTTGGTTTGCGGGTGGAATGCTTGCGGGTATGGGAAGTATCACTTACTCTTTGTTGACTCATGTTAGATGAAATGGTTTGTTGCCTTGTTTTTGTTGTCGCTGATGGCGGCAGCAACTGTGCGGCATGAATGCAGCGTTTCCGATTTTGTAAACATTGCTTCTACAACAGACCCAAAGGAACGACATGAAAGAATACTTGATTGGCTTAATGAATCAGGCCCGTACTGCACTAAAGAAAGTCTTGGACTCATTTACAGCAATTTGGCACAAACGCTAGGCACGGCTGACAGCGTAAAAATTCGCTCAAAGATAGAAAAATTGTACGAAAGGGCAAAATGATGGAACCAAAAGACAGACTAATTTACATGGTAACCATGATGGTGACCGCTACTCTTTGTTCTGTTGTTGTTGTGCTTATTGGTGCGCTAGTCCACGGCTTGTTTGTCAAAGAAGTGGATAACACCAAAATTTTTGAAATCATTGGCCCTGCCTTTCAGACCATCGTTGGTGGCTTGATTGGATGGCTTTCTGGCCTCAAGGTAGGCTCACACATGGATGAGGTAGCAAATGGCACTTGACCCCGTATCCGCATTGCTTGACATTGGTGGCAAGGTAATGGACAGGCTGTGGCCTGACCCCGCCCAAGCTGCTGCGGCAAAATTGGAGTTGTTCAAACTTCAGCAAAGCGGCGAACTGGCAATGATTGCCGGTCAGCTTGACATTAACAAAGTAGAGGCTGCTAACCCGTCGGTGTTTGTCAGCGGCTGGCGACCAGGCATTGGCTGGGTGTGCGGCGCGGGGTTTGCCATCCAGTTTGTAGTTGGCCCACTAGCCGAATGGGGCAGCGCAATTTACGGCAACCCCGTCAAGTTTCCGCAGATGGATATGGGCACAATGATGCCTTTGCTTCTTGGAATGCTTGGCCTTGGTGGTATGCGTACTGCTGAAAAAATCAACGGCGTGGCAGCAAAGTGAAAGAAAACTTTGACGCCTGCTTTGCCAAAGTCATTCAGTCTGAAGGTGGATATGTTTGGGACAAAGATGACGCTGGCGGTGAGACTAACTTAGGCGTGACCGCAGGCGCATGGGGCGCATATCTTGGTCGCCCAATAAATTCAGGGGAAATGAAAGCCCTGACAAAAAACACAGTCCAGCCATTCTACCGACAAATGTATTGGGATAAGGTCAAAGGTGATAATTTGCCCGCAGGCGTTGATTACGCTGTGTTTGATTTTGCTGTGAATGCCGGTGTTGCCCGTGCCGCTAAGTTTCTCCAGCGGGCGGTAGGGGCCGTGGATGACGGAGTGATTGGCTCAGGCACTTTGGGCTTGGTCGCCAAAGCTGACCCACAAAAAACGCTAGATAATTTTGCAGACCAGAAGCAACGTTTCTACAATAGCCTTGCCACAAACAATCCATCTCAGCAAAAGTTTCTTAAGGGATGGTTAGCGCGTGTAGACCATGTGCATATTGATGCAATAGCTATGTGTTAGATTCCGCGCAACTTTGCGGGGTATATATGCAATCTAAAGTTTCGCGTGATGAATTTGTTGAAGCATGGAACAGATTAGGTTCAGTTTCTAAAGTAGCGCAACATTTTCAAGTTGACGAGCGAGGCGTCCACCGCCGCCGCCGCAGGATTGAAGCAGAGCACAACATCCCATTGCCTAGCGCACATGAAAATGCCAAACACTACGCGCATATGCAGCCGATACAAACGGCACTTAATCGGATTGACTTAGGCATACTTGACCAAACAATAATCGTTTTTAGTGATGCTCATTTTTGGCCTGGTGAATACACCACGGCATATAGAGGGTTATTGTGGGCTATCAAAGAACTCAAGCCGCACGCCATTATCAGCAATGGCGATGCTTTTGACGGGGCTACTATTAGCAGGCACGACCCACTTGGATGGTCTAAGACTCCAAGCGTAATTGAAGAACTGAAAGCTGTGCAAACGCATTTGGGTGAGATTGAAGAAACGGCAAAAGCTGCCCGTCACAACTGCAAACTGCTTTTTACTTGGGGCAACCACGACACGCGCTTTGCCAACAAGTTAGCATCTCAAGCGCCTCAGTACCGTGAGGTGCATGGATTTAAGCTGCAAGACCACCTACCAGCTTGGGAATTTGCTTGGTCTGTGTGGCCTACCAAAGACTGCATCATTAAACATCGCTATAAGAATGGCGTTCATGCCGCCCACAACAACACCGTTAATGCTGGAGTGTCCATTGTTACCGGCCATTTGCATAGTCTCAAAGTCACGCCTTTTGCTGATTACAACGGCAATCGTTATGGCGTAGACACTGGAACGCTTGCTGAACCCTATGGGGCACAATTTGATTACGGAGAAGGCAACCCATTAAACCATAGGTCGGGGTTTGCTGTCTTGACATTCAAGGATGGTAGGATTTTGTGGCCTGAGTTAGTTCACAAATGGGCTGATGGGCAGATTGAGTTTCGGGGCAAAATCATTAACGTATAGGGGTTTTTATGTTTCATTTCACATTTTTGGTTAACAGCGCGACAGAATTTGACAGCAGCGAAGATTTTTATCTTTTGGCCGATTGTTTTGAAGATGGCGAAGAATACGAGTACGACGAGGACTACGATTGCTATTGCTGGTACGACGAAGAACACGAAGCCTGGTATTGGCTCAATGAAGATACCGGCGAATGGCTCCTAGTCGAAGACGACGAGGCAGATTGGGAAGACGACGAAGAAGAATACGACGACGAAGAAGAATACGACGAAGAAGAAGCCTAATTAGGGTATATCATCGCCAAAGCGTCATTTACGGACGCTTGTATCTGAGACACGACTTTCTCAAAAGGTAAGTCGTGTTTTCTATTTTGGCGTAGCACTTCATTGATTTCGTGCAGAGTTTGCCAAGCATAGCCCGAATGGATGGCTTTGATGGCTTCTTCCTCATCATTGAACGTGGCTGTGATTTTCATGTTTATTCCTTTTTCATATTCAAAAGTGCAGCGTGCATGATTGATACGCTGACAAGCGCTTCTAGAGTTTTGACAATGGCCTGGTCGTATTTGTGTTCTAGCGTAGCCCAATGCGCTTCTTTCAATGCTTTTTCAGCATCCATGCAGGGTTTTGCGTAATCAATAAGTTCTGTGTTCATTTTTTTAGTCCTTTAATAAATACAGCAAAGCTGTCTTGCGTTGTTTGCCCAAAACCCTTGATTTCACCGATGCGTGCAGCGGCTTCGTCCAGTGCGGCGTTCCATTCGCTGTGCGCTGGCTGTGCCCTTGCATCACACGCAATACATCCGTCAACACAGTACTTGCATTTCCCGTCCTGCAACTTGTCCGCAGCCATTGCTCTCTTAGCTTGATAGCCACCGCCCCACATACCTTGCTTCTTTGCAAGCTCGTCAAACGCTTCGTCTTCAGGTGTTTTCATGCGATAAGTCCCCATACAAAACCGCCCATCACGGCGATGAACAAGATGAACACAAAAAT